GTTAAGTGCAAAAGCAGTCGCGAACCCCCCAGTTTAGCCAATGTTTCGATTAGCCATCCCAAATTGATGTGAAGTCTATTGAAACATCACCAAACAATTGGTTGAATCTCGCCTTCTCACAAGATTTCCAATACATCAATTGATAAGATCGTGAAATATCGTCATAGAAACATTCATCCATATGAAGCAAATTATAGGCGTGTTTACCTTTATACAAAGGTTCTACGCCATTCGAAAAGTCGAAACCAGCAAATTCTGGTTTTTCCAAAATCTGTTTTACTATACAATACTGGTTCAACCTATCAACATATTCGCCCATATTTTCTTGTTTCTCCTGGAGCGTATCATCACCTAAAGCCCAGATTCTGCCAGGCTCAACTCCCATCTCTCGACTAACTCTATAATGCAAAATTAATTGCATTAAGGAGTTGGAAGTTATAGTATTAACACATCCAGATTTCATGACTCCATCGTACTTTGATCTTAGAACTAGACCGCCTGACGTAACGAGCTGAGGTCTTCTAAACAGACTACTATACCTAAAAATTGCTAGATCTAACCAGCTTTTCTTAAAAGGTCCATCTGCTATTAACCTGGACCTAATTTCTAAGTCCATTTCGCACATCCACAGTTTGACAGTCCAATCCCACGATGTTTTATCCAATGCCACTACATTAGCTTTTGGCACCAACCTCCAACCACCCACAAAGGGCGTCCAACCAACTTTCAGAGGTGTTTGGAACCAAGAGTCGACCATAGCCTGATTTTGAACCGAGAACAACATTTGGTCTATTATCTGATCAATAACAGAAACTGAACTAATCAGACGCCACCTACGATCTCTAATCTTTGACAACTTGTGAGCTTCTTGCTTCACAAACAATCTTATAGGGTCGCAGGTCTTGTTCTTTATTCTCTCCTCTACCAAAGGCCAAACCTCCAGAAGACGGTGCTGATCTACAACACCTTCCTTAACTCCGAAGAATTGACCATTATTGGCATAATTGTAATAATAAGGAAAACCAGGCGAAGAGTTCCAATTTAAACTCTCTTGGACAACTCTTGCATAATGCGTAAACTGGAGGAAATCATTCGGCAACTGCGTTTTTGCAGGTTGCAGTTGTTCCACAACAGAATTGATGACATACCGGTAAACAGGAAGAGACGGTAGATCTTCCCTCAATCCTTCTCCTTGTTTCGTATGCCAGGCTAATGATTCCAATTCAGCAAGATGACCAACTTCTGGCCACCCATATTGCTGGGCTCTTTCCTTGAAATCATCAACATTACCTGGCCAAGGGAAGTCTAGAGGTACATTATTATCTACGTAGACTTGTTTGTAGATGCCCTCAATCTCATAATGAGTTGAGAGGCCCAACCTGGACACTTCTTGTTGGCAACGTCGAACTTTTTCTTCGTGAGGAGATGAGCCTCCTCCAACGTCAAA